GAAGGAGTTGAAATATCTTGCCCGTGCTACAAATGCGGCTGTCGTTGTTCTCCATCACACTTCTGAGGCTGTTACTGGGTCTCCGTGTCAGCCACGCTCTGCTATCCAGGGTAAGGTTGCTCAACTTCCAGCTCTTATATGCACACTTGGCGTTGTTGGAACTTCAATGGGTGTTGCACCTGTCAAAAACAGATACGGCAGAGCAGACGCAGGCGGAACACTAATGACTTGGGTTGCATTCAACCCTGAGTATATGTTTATCGATGACATTCCAGAGAATGTATAACTATGACCACACGTAAATCTCATAAGGCAAGAGGGGCAACATATGAAACAGACATCAAGGACTGGTTTAGAGCAAATGGATACGACGCTGAACGACTTGCTCGAACAGGTGCAAAAGATGAGGGCGACGTTGTTGTCCGTTCGGACTTCCTTGGTAGCATTGGAGTTATCGAAGCCAAGGCACCAGGTGCAGGAAACAAGATTGACCTTAGTGGCTGGACCAAAGAAGCGCAGTTGGAAGCAACGCATTATGCGGAAGCCAGGGGTATTAAACGTGAAGCGATACTCGCAGCAGTCCTCATCAAAGCACGAGGAAAATCTATATCAGACTCGTACCTTGTCTTAAGATTGGGTGATGTATTCGGTGAGTGATATGCCTTCGGTTAAGGCAGTGCTTGAACATTATGGTGCGAGCATACGCCGAGATCACGGACAGACTAATCTTAAATGTCCGTTTCACGGTGACACTCACCAGTCAGGCACTGCAAACTTAGATGAGAATATATTTATTTGTTTCGCCTGTGGCGTACAAGGTAACAGTTTACAACTTATAGCAAGACAAGAGGGGGTCGATATTCGTGAAGCAAAACGAATCGCAGAAGGAATTACTGGGGCGAGCAGTCCATCGGTATCAGGAAAACATTTATCTAGCCGAAGATTACCTCAAAAGCAGAGGTATAACAGTGGAAGTGGCACGGCTGGCTCGATTAGGCGTAGTCGCGGAGCCTGAGGTTGGACACGAAGCGTTCATTGGTAGACTTGCCATCCCGTACATTACTAAAACTGGGGTTGTTGATCTTCGTTTCCGCAGTCTTAACCCTGCTGTTGAGCCTAAGTATATGGGTATGACTGGTGCTGAAACAAAGATGTACAACGTTCTAGATATTGAACGAGCAGGTGATTGGATTGGAGTATGTGAAGGTGAGTTGGACACTCTTACTCTCAGTAAGTGTATTGGTATTCCTTGTGTTGGTGTTCCTGGTGCTAACTCGTGGAAGAAACATTATACAAGATTACTTGCGGACTTTGAAAGAATATTTGTTTTCGCAGACGGAGATCAGCCAGGAAAAGAATTCGCAACTGGACTCGCAAGAGAATTACCAGTCACCATTGTCTCAATGGGTGAAGGTGAAGATGTTAATTCTGCCTACGTCAAACACGGGGCAGAGTATGTCAGAGAGAAGATGGGAATGGGATTCGATGATTAACAGAGATGAATGTCCAGAGTGTGGTGAGAAGTTTGAGAATGTGTTTGAAGCAACAGACCATCTACTCGAAGAGGACGATGAGTTTGACCCAGCATTGATCTTACCTAATGGGTATAAGTTAATGATAGGTTCATTGCTTAAGTGTCTGTATCGTTATGCTGACAGTCCCGATGATGTCAAGCGCATAGCCCAAGAGACATACTTGACTTTGTTTCTTGCTGAGACTGACCCACGAACTATCGTGGACACAATTGAAGATATGATAGTCAGTTCTAGCGTAGCGGATTTGGATAATGAACTCAAACAATTACTCGAAGATAAGGAATGAGGAAGTATGGCAGATTATATGGCATCTAAAAAATCAAGGGTTCAAGATAAAGAACTTGGACTTGACGTCAAGCATCTTAACTATAACATTGACAGTTCCAATATTCGCTTCAGAGAAGCAGTAGATAAAACTTTCTTTGAGTTAGAACAATTGCTTCTTAGTAAGCACGAGGACTACGGCCCAAAGAATATCAGCGAGAGTCCAGGTGGTCCGTTGAATGGATTGCGTGTCCGAATGCACGATAAGTTGGCTCGTCTTAATAACTTAGTTGAGAGCGGTGCTGACCCTAAGCACGAAAGTTTGGAGGATACGTTAAAAGATATGGCTAACTATGCAATCATTGGGTTGCTAGTACTTAGGGATGAGTGGGACAAATGATGTTGGCAATTTTACTATCGCTTCAACTAGAATTAATGTCTATACTTGCACTAATCAGTGCGATATTTGGCATCTAAGGTAATGGAGATAACACAATGAAAACAATCGTTTGCATATCAGATTTGCAGGTACCATATCACGACGTAGAAGCCGTGAAGGCAATCTCAAAGTTCATTAAGGCGTACCAACCTGATACAGTTGTATCCTGTGGTGATGAAATGGATATGCAGACAATCAGTAAGTGGAGTAAGGGTACGGAGTTGGAGTTTGAGCGGTCAATAGGACGTGACCGTGATACAACAAGACAAGTACTTTATGACTTAACTGTTGAGCATATGGTTAGAAGTAATCATACAGATAGATTGTTTAACACTGTTGCTATGCGTGCACCTGGACTACTGGGTTTACCCGAATTGCAATTAGAAAATTTCCTTGGGCTTGATGAGTTAGAGATTAAGTATCACAAAGATCCATATGAACTAGCACCTGGTTGGTTACTTATGCACGGTGATGAAGGTAACGTACAGCCTACCGCAGGAGCCACCGCATTGGGCTTAGCCAAGCGTTCAGGTATGAGTGTAGTCTGTGGACACACGCACCGTATGGGTCTTACACACCACACACAGGCGTATCGTGGCGGTACACCTAAGACTGTATGGGGTATGGAACTTGGCAACTTAATGGATTATAAGAATGCAAAGTATATTAAAGCAGGGTTGTTTACGTGGCAACAAGGCTTTGGTATCTTACACGTTGATGGCAAGAGTGTTGTGCCACAACTAGTACCGATTGTTAATAGATCATTCACTGTCGATGGCAAGACTTGGAAGTGGTAGCGTGGACTGGTCACGCATTGAACCTTGGGAATTTATAGTAGTTCACGTAGCATCTGAGTACCATAAAAAGTACGAGATGGTTGAACTAGAAGATATAAAGCAAGCATTGTATGAGTGGTTCCCTATGCACGCAAACAATCTATCTGATTGGGAACTCATCGATAAGAAGGATGCAAAGAATTTAATCTATCGTTCCTTGCGGAACAGGGCTATAGATTACTGTCAGTACTGGAAAGCTAAGAGTCTTGGGTATGATCAAAGTGATTTATATTATTACGAACCCGATGTAGTAGAAGCACTACTGCCACCTGTGTTACGTGGCGAGTGGGGTGTAACTCATAAGTTGAATCTCGGTAGACCAGGGAGACCGAGTGCTCCAGCAGAAGGTGGAAATTTGCAGGCGATGATGGTTGAAATAGATAATGCATATCGGAAGTTAAATGACCAGGATAGAAGGTTACTCTTCCTCCGATATGCAGAATCTATGGAGTTCGCAGACATTGCTACTGAATTAAATGCTGGCAGCAGCGATGCCGTGCGTATGCGTGCCACTAGAGCGGTACGTAAACTTATTAACAAGATCGGTGGATTCCGACCTTATCAAGATATTGATCGACCTGATAAAGAAGTTGAAGGAGAACAAGATGAATCAGTTGAACTGTAGTGGTTCATCTTCTTCCTCAACGGCAAGTATCTCTTCATCAGTTAGTAATAGACTATCATCAAAGAGTCCTGCTTCTGCTGGGTCTACATACATATCCTCAGCGAAGGCAGTCATTGACTCGTTAATGAATTGATCTTCACTATCATAGTCAGGATACCAAGGAAGAATAGGTTTACCCTTGTCAATAAGGATTAAGCCTATCTCCTTTGTTATCTTTTCTTTATTGTCGAACTCTGTTGTAGCAGGCAAATCATCTTTGTTGAACCAGTCAATCTTGATTAGGTCAAGGTTGAACTCCCATATACCCTTAGGCGTTGAGCAGATATACAGTGGTGTTACACCGAGTTTATCTGCCTCAGCCTTGAGTCTATCATACTTTAATTTCTCAATCATAAGGTCGGGGTAGTGGGCCCTACGACATTTGAGTTCTACATATATGCCGTGCTCGATAGAGAACGCATCGCTAGCAGAGTACTCATCATTAGTTACGTGAACTAAATCATTGTATAGATTCTTTCTAAGAAGATTAAACAAATCTATCTCAGTTAAGTTTTGTAGTGACATTATCCTCCTGTCGAATAGAACCCAGTCCCTTTGAACTGGATTGCTGGTGGTGTGAATATACGTGTAAATACATAGCCACAATCACATTCAATTGTAGCATCTCTATCGTTGACATTGCGTGACATTACTAGATGTGCATTGCATTTGTCACAACGGTATTCATATGTTGGCATTAGAATGGTCCTCCACTATAATGTAACTCTTCATCAGCGTTACGTGCTTCTACCGCTGCCCAAGGATCGGTTAGGTTCTGTTGTTCTATAGCGTGACTGATAGATGATTGCCAGTCAAGAAGTTCTTGCCGAGACTGGCGATCTTTTGTAATCTCGTGTAAGAAATCAGGCATCTTCTATCTCCCCATCTATAGGCGTTGGTGCTGTTGCTAGTGTACCACAGGAAGCGCACTCCATATCTAAGAAGTACATACCTATGTCACCGTCCTCATCGAACTTGACCTTGACATTCCAGGTGTCGGAACTACAGGGACACACGCGAGTTGGATTACCGCGTATGTCCATTGACTCCGAGTAGTCAGGTACAAGATCGTTTATATCTTTACTCATTAGTGCCACCCATTCTTTGTAAAGAACTTCCAAGCCTCGCAAGGAGTTCCGTATCTGTAGTAAATGTAATCCAAGCCGCGCTCAATCTGACGCGTGGCTGGTGTGGCAGGGTCAAGCCCTAACAGTTGTGGTATTCCACCAGCGTTTCTCCCCATTACCTTAATGCTATTATAAGCATCAGGATTCCACGCTGATTC